ATCCAGAACATTCCCCAACCCGAACTACCAAACATTGGAATAGGTTCAGAATACAAAATACCAGAGATACCCGAACTATGATGATCATCACACCAGTAGACCTCAACGAAGTATCCAACAACGTACAAGGAATCGATATATTCGGTTCGTGGATGGAACTCGGAATGCTCCTTGCTGCGACTGCAATGGGGGCAGTGATGGCATGGGGATTTATGAAGAATCTGCTGAACAAACGGAACAATAAAGACAAGACACCTATCCGATCTAACTACATCAATGCACACAACCAAATCACTGAGTCACTGACCGAGTTGAGGATCAAGTCAAATGCAGATCGAGTGAGTGTCCTTCAGTTCCACAATGGCGGAACTCTCTCATACGGCAGTTCCTTGAAGAAGTGGTCCGTCACACACGAATCCACAGCCCGTGGTATCACCGAGTCCAAGTCCAATCGACAGGACGTACTCGCAACCACCACGCTACCACTTCTCAGCCGAATTCAACTCAAGGACCATTCTCTTGTAATGGTGTCTGATGACATCGAAAGTTACTTCAAGAGACTGATGGATATGAGCGGGACTCTCGCATACACCCTATATCCTATCTATGGACTTCGCAAGATATCTGTTATTGGTTGCGTTCTTGTGGAGTGGTGTCATTGGGATGGTCTGGAAGAGATGGATGAAGAATCTACACTTGTAGAAATTACAACAACAGCAAAAGACGCGGAGGCATTATTGTACCAAGATGGCTAGATACACCGATTTCGATCTGAATATGACTCAGCATCCACTGACAGGGGACGTTGCCCTCATTGAAGATGTTGTTGCAATTAAAAGGTCTGTAAAGAACATTGTCCTAACCAATTACAAAGAACGACCCTTCAACATTCCGTTCGGAGCAAACATCCGAAACCAATTATTCGAGCCAGCAGAGCCGTTCACTGCAATGACAATCAGGAAGGCTATCATATTTGCAATCGAAAAATTTGAACCTAGAGTTCGCATTCTCGAAGTCACGGTGTCAGATGATGTCGATAGAAATGAGTTCAAAATCAGCATCTACTTTTCCATTCGACATCTAAATAAGGATGTAGGAATGGACATCCAACTATCAAGGGTACGCTAATGGCTAAAGACTACTTCACAGTAAACAGCATCGATTTCGATTCAATCAAAGACAGTCTCAAAGACCATCTTCGACAAACAGATACCTTCAAAGACTACAACTTTGAGGGATCTGCACTATCGTTGATCATTGACATCCTCGCATATAACACACAGTACCAAGCATTCTACAACAATATGTCTATCAACGAGATGTATCTCGACACAGCAGTCGCAGAGGAATCTATCACCTCCATCTCGAAAATGTTGGGATATACTCCATCGTCTGTCACTGCTGCAATGGCAGAAGTGGACATTACGTTAGAAGGCTATCCAGTGGTGGGTTCGTATCTCCCGGCATACACCGAATTCGTCGCCGCTCAGGGTGGACTACGACATACTTTCTTCACGACTACACCCGTTCAGATCACTTCTTCGGTCGCCCCCCATCTAACAGGTATCAAGATTTATGAGGGTACTCGTATGTTCTCTCAGTTCTTGTTTGACAACCTCAAAGAAAACAACAAATTTATCGTTCCAGAGAAGAACATAGACATCTCCACCATCAAAGTTCGTGTCCAGAAGGGACCAACTGATGACGAAGGGTACTCGGACTCTTGGAAGAAATCTACATCCCTGATGTCTGTTGGACCAAGTGACAAGATCTACTTCCTCCAGAAGAACAGGAAGGGCAACTACGAAATTTACTTCGGTGATAACGTGCTTGGTGTAAAACCCGAACATGGTTCTGTGGTTTATATCTCATATATGATCACCAAGGGCGTTCTTGCAAATGGCGTAGGATCTGGTGACAGAACAGGGAATCGAATATTCTCTGGACCAGCAGGTACAGTCTCCGATGTCGCTGTTACTTCAGTTGCCCAAGGCGGTTCACCATCCGAAACTATGCACTCTGTAAGAATGAACGCACCCCTCACATATCAAGCACAAAATAGAGCAGTCACTACAACCGACTACAAGTCTCTGGTAATGCAAGAGTTTTCAAGTCTTGAGAGCGTTAGTGTGTATGGGGGTGAGGACGAGGATCCTCCTCAATATGGTCGAGTTATGATTGCCATCAAACCTTTCAGTGGTACCATCATTACTGATGCAACCAAGAAGTCTATCGAGAATATGCTCAAGAAATCGAAAGGTGTTGTTGGTGTAATTCCTGTTGTTGTTGATCCCGACTATACCTATGTTAGAATAAACTCTAGTGTTAGATATAGTTCGTTGAACACGGGGTCAAGTTCAGAGGCGCTAAGAATCCTCATCACAAGTCTGATCACAGAGTTCTTAGACAAAAACCTTGAGAAGTTTGATGTTGATCTGTTCCGATCCAAACTCCAATCACTGATCGATGATACTAGTGATTCGATTCTTGGCAATGACACCAAGATCGTTATGGAGAAGCGGATCAGTCCCAATTTCGCAGCAGCAACGGGCTATTCGACCAACTTCTCCAACCAGATACACAACCCACACGCGGGTCATGTTTCGGTAATTGAAAGCGATCCATTCACCTTCTTCGATAGCACTGGTTTAAAGAAGAAAGGAAAACTCAAAGATGATAGTATGGGTGTCTTACAGATTATCGATGCAGAAAAAGGAAACATCCTTGTCAGCAATGCAGGAACCGTAGACTACGAAACAGGTGTGTTGACCATCAGCAGAATTATCTTGAGTTCAATAGACGGAAACAAATCATACCTTGCTGTACGAGCAACACCAAGAAATGCAGACATATTTGCACCAAGAAACACCATCATCACATACGATGTTCTAGACCCATCTTCGGTTAGTGTAAGTATGGTTGATACAGACAATGTAGGAAACATCCTAAGCAGCACGGGGAATGATTATACCTGATGCTTCTTCCTCTCCGAATAAATCTGGGTGATCCCCCAGAAGAGATTGTTGTGGATGTGTTGAACGAGGAGCCAATCCCAGGCTACTATACCTCAACGGTTATGCCCTGCCAACTTCCAGAGTTCGTTGGTCTTGAACATCCGCTGTTCGTTGACTTTATGAGAACATATTATGAGTGGATGGAGAGGGGGGTTACGCACGGGGGTACAGGAGCAGGGGAGGTCCATGTGTCTCATCATCTCCAGTCCTACAAAGACACCGATGAGTGTATCGATGTGTTCTTTGATGCAATGCGAAATGAATTTATGGAGTCTATTCCGAAAACCCTGTGGAGTGGACTCAATGAGAAGACCCTTCTCAAGAACATCAAGTCGTTCTATACTAGTAAGGGTACTCCACAGAGCATTGAGTTCCTTCTCAGAATTCTCTACAACGAATACGCAGAAGTCTACGAACCCAAGGTGGACATTATCAAAGCGTCTGGTGGTGAGTATAGTATAGGAAACCAAATCCTTGTTTCGCCAAATCACGGAGCATCTATCTACGAATCGGAGGGAACCATTGTACAACAATTCCACCCGGTGACCGGTGAGAGAAAAGCCTCTGCCGGTGTTGATAGAGTTACTCGATTCATTGGACATGGTTACGACTTCTTTGCTCTGAACATAGTCTCACCGTCAGGAAACTTCGACGAAGAACTTCCCCTCCAGATCCCCATTAACACAGGAGCAACAATCACAGAGATGATTCTCCCTGCAATAGACAGCATCACTGCTATCACCGGGGGTTCATATTATGCAATCGGTGATCTCATTGAGATGGTGTCTAACAGAGGACGCGGTGGTCGTGCATATGTTTCTGGTGTTGACATTGATGGGTCCATCAATGCAATCGAATTTCTTGATCGAGGAATCAACTTCAATACAGACGATAGCATCACCTCAACCATCACCACAAAGAACGGAACAGGAGCCGTGTTTGGTGCGACTGGTGGAGCAGTGAACCACCCGACCCGAGGGTATTATCTTTCTGACAATGGTCTTCTGTCTAGCACGAATAAGTTGCAGGACAACTACTACTATCAAGACTTTTCTTATGTGATCCGATCAGAACTGCCCATTACAAATTATCGAGATGCGATCAAGAAATTGGTACATCCTTCGGGATATGCAGTCTTCGGTGATCTCCTTCTGAAAGCAGACATTACAATTCCCTCATCAGTCGAGGGCATCACATTCCAGTTCGAGACTCCACTGATCGGTCACTACACCCCATTCAATTTGTCTACTTGGGAAAATCTCCGTTCCAACAGCAATAGCAACACAGATCTCTTCCCTTATGGGTTTAGTGGTGATCTTGGATCAACTTACGACGAATCAGGAACAGGCGTTCACTCTCTGGGTGCGAGTGGCGCTCTAGGGGGGACGGGAGGAAATCCCGGTACAACAGGAACGAATGGAACCACTGTTGGAAACAGTCCCTTATACGACCAACTTGTACATACTGCGGGAGATTCTGCAACTGCTGATTATTGGCTAATCTATCCTCACCCAAATACAAGAACCATCGCGGGGACTTCATATGGAGGCGGCGAAACCCACGAAGGATACCCAAAGACAACCCTCTACACAAAAAACCCAAACGGAACTTCCTTTGAAACGGGAGACTATATTTTCCAATCAATGGGGAAGTACCTCCCCGAAGCCCAAGGTGTTGTGTTGTCTGAAAGTGGTTGGGATATGGATGAGATTGTTACTGGGCAAGAATTGACAGTAGAGCAATATACTGATGCTCCGTTCGTGGTAACTAGTATAGATACAGGTAATGGATCTACATCTGGCGCACTGGTGCATGGAGGTTCTGGTGGTAATACATGGCAGAACATTCATGTTGTTGATAATCCTAACGAGTCAACCAACACTACTACCGGGGCGACGAGCGATTTCCGAACACTGAATGTACGAAGTTTCACTAGGAAAATAACTGGATAGAAGAACAATGGCTGAAACAGTAAACCCAATCAATCCAATGAAGACTGTTGTGTGTAACACTATTAGAGACTTGTTCAAAGTTGATTCTGGTCACAGTCTATACCTAGTCCTCTCGCACCCAACACCCGGTCCCACGGGAAACTACGATGCTAGTAGACACTCCGACATCGAGACTTGGAAACATGGTATTGTTGCAAAGAGAATCCTCGACTTGAATGTCCATCTAATGGCTGCCAAGAACGAATGGAAATACGGAACCGTATATGTGAAGTACACGGACAGCATGGACAGCATTGGGGATGCAATAGATACCACCAATCCTTCTGTTTCTAATGGTCATTATGTAACCACTCCCAACGGAAATGTGTACATCTGCATCGATAACAATAATGGCGCACTGAGTACTGTAACTCCCACTGGTGCCGGGGTCAATGACATCAAAACCAGTGACGGTTATGTGTGGAAGTACATTATGACCGTCACTGACGATCTCTTCGATTACACCACAGACGAACTAATTCCGATCCGATCCCTAGAGGTAGATACACAGAATGCAAATCGGTTCTCGG